CGTACCCAAGGGTACGCGCCACGCAGTGCAACATCACCCACCGTAGAAATACGGTGACAAGTCCAAAGGAGCAGATCTGTGTCGACGACGAAAACGCGCAAACGTAGGCATCCCAAACTTGATTTGGGACATGCACGCGTGGCACGTACGGACCGTAACCTCGATACCGGACTCACTACAACTAGTGTGTACGTAAACGAGACGCTCCGTTCGTCGTCGGGACTCCAAATTACGGAGTCTGAAGGGCATCCCTGGAGGGTGAAGAATCGTCCTCCAGGTGATGTGGGTGGCAAGTTTTATACATGGAACGTGCAGAATCTGACCACCAAAGCGAGTAATACTCGCTGGGGTGACAGCCCTGCAAACGTCCCATGGATAATTTCGGAAACGTCTTACGACCTTCCGTTGTATGCTTGCAACCCCGAATCCCAGGTGACGCCCCCTGATATGCAATCGAGTATTTTAGAACTCGATGCTAAGGGGACGACAGCTATTGCTCGGTGTAAACCCACTAATTCAGTCGCTGATTTAAGCGTCTTTCTTGGTGAGTTGGTAAAGGATCGACTTCCGTCGCTTCCTTTCCTCCGTAGCCTCGAACAGAGAGTCCAACTAGCTTATAAAGCTGGGGACGAATTTCTGAACGTGGTGTTTGGATGGGAACCTCTCGTTGCAGATATTAAAAAAATCTGCACGAGCCCTCAAACATGCTCAGACTGTTATTCAACAGTTTGAGCGTGATGCGGGTAAACAGGTTCGACGCCGATACAATTTCAACACAGAACATTCCATCGACACTGTCCAAGTATCCTCTGGTGTTGGGCCCTGGTATGGGCCCGTAACCAATGGTACGGCAGACAATGCGTTGGGACATGGTCCACTTTTCAGAACGCGTGAGATTACCAGAGATATCTGGTTCTCTGGCGCGTTTACATATCACATCCCCCAGGGTTACCTTGGGTCTGGTGATATTGTGGCCAAGGCCGACAAACTGTTAGGCCTTGAGCTGACTCCCTCTGTACTTTGGGAGTTGGCACCATGGAGCTGGGCCATCGACTGGGTAACCAACATTGGGGATGGACTTTCCAACCTCTCTGATTGGTCCCAGTTCGGTCTGGTTTTGCGGTATGGGTATATCATGGAAACAGTTTCCGTAAAAGATACCTATACCCTACTTCTGGATGGTCCATTAGGACGTACTCTGGAAGTAGAGCCAGTTGTGATCCGTAAAACGGTGAAACAACGCCGGCCAGCAAACCCCTTTGGTTTTGGCGTGACTTGGGATGGGTTGAACCCACTCCAACTCGCCATAGCTGGTGCTCTGGGTATAACCAGGGTATAAGCCAGTGTATTTGCACTGACGTAAACACCAACAATCGCAGCGAAACTGCTGCAAGGAGTTGTGCCTGATGGCATTCACCGATCCACAGTCCGTCACTATTAACGCTGTAGCAAACTCGCTGCCGCGGACATCTGTCGACGGCAGTAAGTCAACCTACAGCTCTAGTGATGGGCTGATCCAGGAAACGTTCTCGACCACTGCTGGAAAGCAGGGTCGGAAGCGCCACCTGGCTCGGATTGACCACTCGAAGTTGTCCCCTGATCCGTTTGTCAGTTCGGAGAATGATCTGGTCTCGATGAGTTCTTACATCGTGATCGATCGGCCTGCGAACGGCTATACGGCTACGGAGGCAAAGCAGGTCGTTGATGGGTTTATTGCCCAGCTCAACGCCTCTTCGGGAGCTCTCATTACCAAGCTTCTCGGTAGCGAGAGCTAGAGGTTCTATGTGCAGGGTAATAGCGACGATCGTAACCGGTTTTCATACCGGAATGACCCTCGCCAACGAACCCCAGGTTCGGGTGACTCTTCGTCATCTGGCCCGGATGTTCGATCTCGGCACATAAGGTTAGTCACCATTATCTTTGCGATATGGGTGACGATCCTGAACCTCCTGGTCACAAGCAAGTCCTATGAGCTTCTCATAGATCATTGCTTGTAGTGATGGCCCATTAGGCTAAGGAAAAGACACCTCTAGATAAGGAGGGGCTTTTGAAAAGCCTAATGCAACTCTGGACTAGATTGGCTAATGAATTGGCCAATCGATGCTGCACTAGCGCCTCTCGTGATATCAAATATGTCACGAGTCGGTCAAAGCACGAAGGGTTCTCGTTTCTCACGATAACCCTCCCAACCTTTGGAAAAGACTTCGAAAGAAGTCTTGACCAAGGGTATGTGGATCGCAACCTGTTCATGGGTTTCCCATTTCAGGCAGGTCTCCCCCGTTTATTCGGAGGTTTCCTCGATCTTGTGTTCGACCGTAGCACTGGTGTGCTTTTGGACGCTCCATCCATTGACGCAATTCGAGCTGTACGTCAGCTTACGCTGATGTATGGCAAGATTCTGCTCAAGTGCAGTGATGCACGAGTGCAGAATGCGATGGATGGTTTTGTCCAATGTGAGCAGGAAGTAAGGACCTCCGACGCTCTGGTGTCATCCAAAGACTTGGATGATTTCCATCGTATCGGTAGGTTGCTTTATGCACGTGTTTTCAATTCTGTGGACCATAAGGTCTACAATTTGGAACTTGTGCCAAAGCACGGACCAGGTGTAACCGCCGATCGTCTTCTGGGAAACCAGAAGTATCGGCAGTTGACTTGGCCCGCCAGACTGGAAAGGTATTTTCCCTACGGGGATTATGCCTTGCCCAACTATCGATATTACGATAGTTTGGATCCAGTCGATTTCCTCGAACCCGAGAGAGAGATACCCGCTAGGGTTGTCTCTGTCCCTAAAACGCTAAAAACGCCGCGTATCATCGCCGTTGAGCCCACAGCAATGCAATATTGCCAACAGGCTATCGCCGATGAATTGTGGTCCTCCATAAGGAGAGATGACAATCTCCGGAGAATGATCGGTCACAAGGATCAAGAGCGCAATCAGGCTCTTGCTTGTGAAGGCTCCCTATTAGGGAACTTGGCGACACTCGATTTGAGTGAAGCTTCCGATCGCGTTTCTAATCAGCATGTACGTCTCCTGATGCATGACCACCCTAACTTGCTGGGTGCTGTCGATGCCTCTCGGAGTCGGAAGGCTGATGTGCAAGGCCATGGTATTATTTCCTTGGCCAAGTTCGCGTCGATGGGTTCAGCTCTCTGCTTTCCCGTGGAAGCCATGGTCTTTTTGACCATGATCTTCGTGGGGATTGAAAGAGAGCTAAGCACACCGCTGACCCCTCGGCTCATTAAGAGCCTTCGGGACCAGGTGCGTGTCTACGGGGATGATATTATTATCCCTGTAGATTATGTGCAAACCGTGATAGCGACTCTCGAATCTTTTGGGATTCGGGTGAATCGTAACAAGTCATTCTGGACCGGTAGGTTCAGAGAGTCTTGTGGTAAGGAGTACTTTGCCGGACACGATGTTTCTATTGTTCGTGTTCGACGGGTATTCCCCCTGTCACGGCAGTGCGTGCCGGAGCTAGTCTCCCTTGTCTCCCTTCGCAATCAGCTCTATTGGGCTTTTTGCTGGGATACGGTGGAGTGGTTGGATTCCCAGATCGAGAAGTTAATAAAACACTTCCCGGTTGTGGGACCCGATTCTCCGGTGTTAGGAAAGGAGTCTATCGAGTCGCCTAAGGGCGAGAGGATAGACCAGGACACACAGACACCCCTTGTCAAGGGTTATGTGGTCCGCGCACGCAGTCCGCGAGATCAACTCTCGGATGAGTACGCCCTAATGAAGTGCCTCCTGAGGCTTGAGCGGAAGTACGGGAATACTCATGTGGAAAATCTAATATCCAATGAGTACCGCCGGACTCTCGCCAAGCGCCAGGTCGGCAGCTTGCCAACTGTCGATGATGAGCACTTAGAACGCGCTGGACGTCCTCAGTACGTCAGCATCAAACTGAAGTGGGCTTCTCCAGTTTAACAGCTGGGGGAGTGGGGGTTAAATAAATTCCCCTACAGGGAGACGACAAGATCCGAGGCTTGGTTTTCTGAGCTTCGGTTTGTATCTCCGAGGCGAAGAAGCTGATCTTTTGATCCTCTGTCTTCTCTTGGGAGGTGCGCTTGGCAGCGCATCTCCCTGCAGATCGGAAGA